AAAATACCCGAATATAATAATTTATATGGATATACTCAATCAGTAAGATTAAGAAGAAAATCATGTAAATACCCTGTTTAGGATTTAATGGTACGTGCAAGGTGTCCAACAAAGAAAGGAATATCAGGCGTTGAACCTATGATACGATCTAAAATTTTCGGACCAGAATTACAATATGGATATACACTTTCCGGAAAAATTAGGAGAAAACCATGTAAATATGGCGTTACATCAAAAATGAAAAGAAGGCCTTGTAAAAAGAAACCATTAAAAAGCAAAATACTAAACCCCCAAACAGGGCGTTACGTTTCGAGAAAGGGGGCAATTGGTAAAAGAATTATAAAGGCTCAGAGTATTATAGGCAGTGGTTTGATGGATTATGGAGGATCAGTTTATGAATAATTTTATATACATATAATATATATGAGTCTTTCAAACGTTGAAATAGCTAGACGTTTAACAGGGTCGGCTTTATACCAAGGAGGAAATTTATGGCACGATTATTTAAAAAAATATAAAGGACGTCCACGTACCGAGACATATGCTGAATATAAAGCTAAACATATGGGAGATGTTAAACCCTCAAAAACATTGAAAAAGGGTGATAATGTTATTAATGTATATTGTGGATCAGATAACGTAGCAAGACAACAACAAGCACCAATGATATTAAAACAAGAAGAAAAAAAACATATCACCCCACAAGCTCCTAGAGCTCCACAAGCTCCTAGAGCTCCACAAGCTCCTAGAGCTCCACAAGCTCCTAGAGCTCCACAAGCTCCACAGGCTCCTAAACCTCCTATATTGACAGGAGACGAACATATGGATGCCCTAAAAAAAGCTGTGTTTGAAAGGAGAAAAAAAATGGAATCAAAATTAGAAGGATCAGGGATTATGGGGACATACATAACTAATAATATGTTACCATATAATCCTCCTTCATCGTATCTAGAAATGTATATTAATCAGTATTGTAGTATGCAATCAGATCCAACAAGAAAAACTATATTAAATCTTTATAAACAAAGATATTGTGATTTAAAAGAAAAAATGGACGAGATTGATGATATAAAAGAGCAAATAATGGAAATAGATGAGCAACCACTTGAACAAGTTTCAAGAGAAGAGATATTACCATTAGCATTACCTCCTGCACCTCCTAATACTAATCCTTTTTCATCGCCTCAGCTTAATAATACTGCAATACCTAGGCCACAACAGGAAATTATGAAAGAGAATGATTTATTATCACAGATTCAAAGAGGTATAACACTTAGACCTACACAATTTAAAGATAAAATTATTAATGAAATAGATGATGTCAGTAAGCTTGATAATATAGTGAAATCTAAAATAGGTAAAATGAGAGAATACATAGATGATAATGAAGACGATGATGATGAAGATGACCTATATGAATGGGGAGAAGGGTATAGAGGGGGATGTATAGGCAACCCTTATTGTGATTGTCTATGTGGTGGATATTATAATGGAGGGTGTTTAACCTGTGGAGGATATTTTTATAACGATGATCATTCCTATAGACAACTAGATGTAACAGATGATAGGAAGCAATTATATAGAGCTAGAAATTTGTACGGATTTTAATATAAGTTTGTTCATTTTATATAAGTTTTTCAATATTTCTAAAAAGATTTTATAAATATATAATATATATGTTAAGTTTTACCAAAGGTAGACCAATAGCCATTATTAAAGGTGGTAAATATGATAAAAAAATTGTCTATATATCAGAGGATAATAATAATGATGTTATTAAAAATAATCCTTTGGATATGTTAGAAGATATATATAAGGGTTCTAACAAGAAAAAATTAACTAAAAATCAAATGTTAAAGATTAAGAAAGCTTTGATTAAAGATGATAACGAGGATTTAGAAGAAAGTATTTATGATATTATAGGAGATGTTAGGAAAAAAAGTAAGGAGATGTCCAAGAAAGAATTAAAAATATATGATAATGGGATTGTTCAACCACTACCACGATTTAATAAAACGGAGAGATGTTACATAGCTGGTCAAACAGAATGCGGTAAAACTTATTACTGTAGGAAATATCTAGAACAACTTAGAAAGGTACACCCCGATAAAAAAATATTTGTATTTTCAGATGTTGAAGAAGATCCTGAATTAGATTCTTTAAAAAATATTGTTAGATTTGAATTAGATGATGAATTACTTGAGAAAGAAGCAGTAAAACCTGAAACATTCGCTGATAGTATTTGTGTCTTCGATGATATTGATAGTATACAGAACCCTAAATTATTGAAGTACGTACAGTCTTTAAGAGATGCATTGTTGAGACGTGGGAGACACGAGGACATATCTTGTATCGTAACATCTCATTTGCTAACTAATTATAAAGATACTAGAATTTTGCTTAATGAATGTAATGCTATCACTATTTTTGCTAGGTCAGGATCAACTTATGGAATTAAATATTTATTAAATAAGTACGTAGGTTTAGATAAGAAACAAATTCAAAAAATTATAAATCTCCCGTCGAGGTGGATTACAATATATAAAAATTACCCTCAGTATGTGATATATGAAAAGGGAATATATATTTTATAGAATTAATATATATGAACAAATTAGTAAATGAATTAAAAAAAGTTCCTTTCAGTAGTCAAGATATTCTTGAAGGTGTTGAAGGCCAAACTAAAATTATAAAATATAGTGACATACATAAATTTAGAAATATTAACGAATTATTATCGCCTTATGGTTCCGCTGTTATACTATATCAAACTGCCCCAAATTATGGTCATTGGACTTGTATACATTTAAATGGCAATACTCTTGAGTTTTTTGACCCCTATGGTAAGGAAATAGATACACAACTTGATCATATAGATTATAAATTTAGGATTCAATCAAATCAAGATTATCCTTATTTAGCTAAATTAATGTTAGAAAGTCCATATAATTTAACATATAATAATAAACAGCTACAGAAACAAAATAATAATGTTTCAAGCTGTGGTAGACATTGTACATTTAGATTGATCTTAAGAGATATGCCACTATCAAAATATCAAAATTTATTATTATCTCAGGGTGGTGGAGATTCAGATGATAAAATTACATATCTTACAGCTTTCATATAAAAAAATATAAACGTAGTATATATTATAATGAGTCAACCTAAGAAAAGGATATATTATAATGTTAATATTCCGCATAATGATTTAATAAGTATTCAAGGGTCTCCGACACCTGCAAAATACTCAGAGGTAAGAGATCAAGCGCTATTTAAGGGAGCGCCCAAGGATTGGGTCATGAGTGTCGTAAGATTTACCATACCGACATCATTCATACCTATTCAATTTTTTCCTGTTGAGCCTGATCCTATAAATCCATTGAACCCTAATAAATCAATTTATTCTATTACACTGTCATATTTAGGTAATGTATTTCAAGAATATCTGGAATGGGAGCCACAAGAGACGTTTTTACCAATTCCTCCTCCGCCCACTGATATTACAAATCAAGAAAATAAAGCTGATCCGAGATATTATTTATATTATTCATTATATTCATTCCAACATTTTTGCACTCTTATAAATAGAGCACTCGATAAATGTTTCCAAGATAATATAGTACCATTATTGCCAGTTGGGAATTATACTAGCCCATTTATGACTTTTAACGGTGAAACATATTTATTCACCTTAACAACGTCGGCTTTATTTCTCGATACTGAAACTAATCCAATTAATTTATGGTTTAATAGTTTTCTTAATGCCAATTTTGATACATCATTTAACGTTAAGTATTCTTCAATAAATTCACCAACAGGGCAAAATGTTAGATATGTACTTTTAGATACAGGAAATAATGCTTATAAAGATCCTATAACGGATGAAATATTATATAGACAATTGCAGGACTTCTATACATCAGGCCAGATGTCTAATTTTACTAGTCTTGTTATAAGATCAGTATCTTTACCTATCGTGAACGAAATGATTAGCTTACAGCCTAGATTATCAAATAGAGGTATAGGTGTAGCTGGTGCAACACAAGCTATTTTAAGTGATTATGAGATTGATTTAGGCAGTGAAAAAAATTTACGTGCGTATGTTCATTATATACCGACAGCTGAATATAGAAGAATTACAATGCACGGTGAAACTCCTATAAACAGAATCGACCTAGAAATTTTATGGAAAGATAATTATGATAATTTATTCCCAGTACTGATACCTTCACACGATGTCGCCACAGTTAAAATATTGTTTGAAACTTTGTAATATATAAAAAATTATTATGTATTAGTATTATATATATAATGTCTTTGAATATCAACCCCCTTAAAGTTAAGGCTGTAATGGATCCACGTCTTGAGATCGAGACGGATCGAACCTATGTAGCTGTTAAAGGAGCTATGGTAAATTCTTGGCAGCAATTTGAAGCTGTTAGTGTTTCAAATAGTCAAATAAATGTTTCTTGTAATCCACCAAATAGAGATATTGCTATTGCAAGACTAGTCATTAAAAAAGTTACTTTTAACTGGAGTATAACGGGTACTAATACATCTGGTGGTAAATTGCTTAATGAAAATTATATTGCTCCTAGATGTATGCCTTTGACATCAGTTACGCAAAGTGAAAGTATCACAATCAATAACGATACTATTACTCAAGCACCTGTACAACAGTATTGGAGAGCCCTTTTGAGATATCGTAATGATTGGTGCGAACGATTCAAAGCTATGAGTTTGGCGCCTTCTATGCTTGATCAATTCCAAGATTATGCAGAAGGTGCGGGGACTGTGAGGAATCCATTAGGGTCATATGGTGATAACAGTTTTGAGCAAACGCGTGGGTCATTTGCAGGCTTCACAATTGATCCACAGCTTGATGGTAATACCAGTGCTACTGGTACATTGACTACTTATGAACCTATCTTGGTTTCTCCATTTGTATGGAGTGATAGAGCCAATTTTTATGCTGGATTTGCTGGTATTCAAAATATTAGTTATAATTGCACTCTTGGTAATCTTCCAAGGATTTTATCTTTAGTTCAAGGCCAAGGTGTTACACCAGGGGAGATTGTACTCGATACACCCAGCGTTAATGTTCAATCGGCATCTTTGTTCTTTAATTATCTTACCCCTGATCCTATCATGCCCATTCCTAGGCAAATGGAAAGCTCATATTATAGTTTGGTGTCCTATCCAACTAGGTATGGAACATCTGTATTACCTGGTCAAACTGTTCAGATTAATTTTCAATCGGTACAAGTTACTTCTATTCCTAAACGAATCTATATCTTTGCTAAACGTGATGATGCTAATGAAACAGCCTTTACAAGTGATACATTTTTATCTCTTCCACAAAATGTTAACCCACTAAGTATTACATGGAATAATAATCAATTTGTCTCTCAAGCGACTACCCAAGATCTTTATAATATAAGTGTTAAAAATGGTATCAATATGTCATATACTCAATTTGTTAATAAATGTGGTAGCGTACTAGCTCTCGATTTCGGAACCGATATTGGCCTAATGTCTAACCAAAGTGCGGGCTGTATTGGAAATTACCAGCTTGGATTTAACTGTCAGTTCACTAATACTTCATCCGAAACTCTTGATAATGTTACAATGTATTGTGTAGTAGTCTCAGAAGGTGTTTTTAACGTGACGGATGGTAGTTGTTCACATATGCTAGGTGTATTATCCCCCGATGATATTCTCAATGCTGAGATATTGCCAATGGGTTCATATAAAAAATCTGAAGATATTTATGGCGGTAAATTTGAAAAGTTGAAAGCATTTCTTTCTAAAGCTCACGATTTTGTAAAAGCAAATAAAATGGTATCTAGAGGATTGTCTCAAATTGCTAACCCCTATGCTCAAAAGGCTGCGCAATTCGCTGACCAATTGGGTTATGGTATTTCAGGGGGTGCCGTCATGGACTATGGAGGAAATCTTCCAACTAAAAAAACCAAAAGAAAAATGAAACTTTCCGATTTGGCGTAATTATTTAAAATTATATAAAAAATTTATTTATAAACATATTATATATGTCTATAAACCAATATCTAAAATCTGAATCAGTTGAAGACAAATCTGTCAATATCAATTGTAATAAAATAGAATGTAAATCATTAGTTGTAGATGGTAAAGCATTGCAAAGCGGTGTTTTAGTTTTGAATTTTGAAAATTCACCATATCAAAATCTAGATGTTACAGGAGTTAGAATGATTATACCCGATGGTTCTATCGTTATACAATCTATAACAGGTACTTATGAACCTGGGCATCAAATCACGCTTTTTGTTGATGATATTGTAAATCAAATAGTTGTAGAAAATAACCCCGTTGCAGAACCCAATAGAATTGAATGTCAGAATAATGTTGATTTACAGGTTAGAACTACGGGGAATTTTGGATTGGGGTATCTAATTAAACAAAATAATCAAGACGCGTGGGCTTGCACAGTTGTGAACCCTCCATTACCTTAGAAAAAAATGAAGAAGCTGATATAAAAACTATACAAATTGACAATGTTGAAACTGATAACATTGAATGTCTTAATATTGATGTAGCCGAAAATCTCATTAACGGAGAAGTCACATACTCTAAGATAAAGGGTACGACTAATCAAGTACTTACATTGATAGATAACGATGGAAAAACCGAATACATCCATATTAAATTTAGTTTCGAATACATTACCTGGTAATTATGAAGGTAATATTAATGACGCTGTATCATTACTTTATAACCCAGGTGAAAGTTACAAGTTTTCTGTATCGGGTAATTTTTCCACAAATGGAGCAACAAGCACAACTATACGAATGTCTTTCGATGCAGGAGTCACTAATTTTAATGCTTTCGTTATTCCTAATTTATCTATAGCAGCTGGATCTGGATATTGGAAATATGAGAGTAGTTTTAGCGTGAAATCGGCCACAGTTACAACTGTTACCTTTAATCAAGAAAGTACATTTTCTTGGGTTGATACTAATAATAGCGATGTGTTATATACTCGTTCTATAGCCACGGACGTAACGACCGTTACTAATACCACACCTAATATAACTCTTAGTAATGAATTTGGTAATGCTACAAGTACTATTAGAGTTTACGCTTGTAGTTTTATCAGAACATATTAATTTTTTGTAAAATATTTTTTAATATATACATATTGTATATATGTCTAGAAAACCTTTGTTAAATCCAGATTCAATAAATGATAAGAGTATTAATATATATGGAAATACTGCTAATATAAAACAAGTTGTATCAGAAACTATTATTATAGAAAATGGTGGAAGCATTGAAGTAGATGATCTTAAATTAGAAAATTTGGAAACAAAAAATGCAACAATAGAAGAAAAATTAGAAGTTATTACCACTAACGGTAATATTAATTATACTACGCCTGATATAGGACAGCCTAATTTTTCATTACACACTGATGGCTCAGGTAACACGTTTTGGAGCCCAGATGATACGGGCAGTCCCGGTATAACATTCAATGGTTCATTACCCGTAAATTTAGGGCAACATCTTCTATTTAGTAGTACAGATGCTAACCTAGTTGGTAAATCAGTTATTGAGGAAAATATATCGACATTAAATGTTAATGGTTTAGATATATCTAATGCTAATGAGATTAATACGAGTTCTTTGATTGTCAACGGTAATAATGTGGAAACACAGATAACAGATTTACAAAATAATAAAGTCCCAATTGACGGAAGCATTGATATGACAGGTGAATTAACGACACCGAATATTAGGACAACATCCACAAATGTACATATAGGTGTAGACAGTGGGTTAACAAATCAAAGTATATCCGCAACTTCATGCGGTGCATTTTGTGGCCAGGATAACCAGGGTGATTTAACAAGTGCATACGGTGCATTATGTGCGCAATTCTCGCAGGGGAATAATAGCTCAGCCTATGGAGGTAATTGTGCGACAAATTCACAGGGGAATAATAGTTGTGCTTTCGGTGTCAATTGTGCGATAAATTCACAGTCAAACAATAGTTGCGCATACGGTTACGATTGTGGTAAGGATAACCAGGGTTTTGAGAGTTGCGCATATGGCTATGAATGTGCGGCTACATCTCAAGGTGTAAATTGTTGTGCTTACGGTTATAATAGTTGTAGGGAATCACAGGGGGATGAGAGTTGCGCATATGGCCAGAATAGTGGTACTAACCAACTCGCAAACGGGGCTTGTGCTTTCGGTAGTAATAGTGCTTTCAGAAATTCTACACCTAATAGTGTTTATATTGGAGCATTTTCAGGAGTTGACGCCGATAATAAAAATAATTGTGTTGTTATTAATTCAACTGGTACCGCTTTAAATCCTACTAATGATAATCAGATGTTAATAAGTGCCGGTACTAATGTTTTAACTTTTGATAATAACGGGTTAGATGTCGATAATAAAAAAATAATTAATTGTTCAACACCTGTTAATCCCACTGATGTGGCTAATAAACAATATATAGATGATGAAATTGAACCTATACAAGAAAAAACTAAATATATTACAGTGGATGATGGACCGATTATTTCGCCTAATAGAATGAATATTAATGAATTATTATATATTGGAGATTCAGCATCAATTGGTGAAAAATTAAGAATAGATAATAGTGAAATTAGGAGTAATAATTTAAAATTTGTTACAAATCCTGGCGCAACTGCTGAACTTGAAATATTAAGCGAAAATATTATTATTAATCCTTTATCAAGTCTATCATTTTCTAATCAAGTTTTAAGCGATTGTTCCGATCCTATACAACCTCAGGATGTTGCAACTAAAAATTATATTGACACTATTAATTATGTATGTGATACTTTACAATTTTCAGGTACGGAGAATAATATATTTAACACTGATCAGTATTTTATTCTCGATGGTGATACCTCGGGCAGTACAAATAATACCCCTAATATAGATAATCAATTTATATCAGGTTTTAGTGGATCAATTACTAATATTAGTTGGATTAAGTCCGTTACACCTGCTAGTTCCGTAGAAATTATTATTAATACTAATATAACAGGTTCAAATATTGTATCTCTTACAGGTCAATTTGGAAATATTGACATAACACCAATACCATTTAATAAGGGTGATGCTATCGGTTTGACATTCAATAATGCCGGTGGTGTATGTGGTATCGCTAGATATTGGTTAACATTAGTGTCTGATTTAGGTACAGGTATTGCTTTTGCTTCATTATCTTCTAATATTATGAATTTCTCCGAACCTGTTAATGAAACTAATATAAGACTTAACCAACTTGAAAATATTATAAATACTCTTACAGAATAATTATTTTATAAATATAGTATATACATGACTTCCAAAGTTTCTAACCTAAATCTTTACTCATCCGATAATCTCAGCGAAAAAGCTTTATTCGTTGAAGGAAAAGATGCCACCCTAAAATTCGAATCTCCTAACCAAATTGAATTTAAAGCTCCATCTTATAAGTTGAGTGGACAAACTACATCAGCACACGATATTTCGGATCTTGGTTTATATTTGAAAA